TTGAAGTGGTTCCTTTTGATTTTCCCTTATTTTTTCTTTGGATGTTAATGGTTATTTGAAACTTCCAATAATTGGTGGAGGCTATTGTAATCAGATGCTTCTGAACATCTGTATCCTACAATTCGGAATCCTTTTCGCTTTTTGTGTAAAATAAAGCATTTTATTAGATTCCGAACTTTAGAAACTTTGGACTTAAATTCGATGGTTTGGTTGTCCGAAAAACTGATTTGAATATGCATCTTTATCTCCGTGTTTAAAAGAGTAAGTATATTACCAAATCTTCTGTAGTGTCAATGGTTTAGCTTTGCTAATATATTTTTATTAATTTATTAAATCTAATAAATATATTACCATTGACACATAAGAAATTTTGTAATACTTGTAAACTAGACGAACACGGAGATAAAGGCATTCAAATCTAATAGTTTTTCGAGATAAGCAGAACATTGCAATTTAATCCCAAGTTTCAAAGATTCGGGAGATGATGAAATGCTATTATTTTCCACAAAAACTAAAAGGCATGGAGGATTCTTAGGTACAGATGTAACCGAAGCACCTGATTACAACAGGCTTCTTATCATATCGTAGAGTTTCAGATGAACACAACATTCAAAGGAAAATACAACATGGGAAATTGGACAGCTTCAAGCTCAGCTAAGTTCTGTGCTGATTTTACTAAACACAAGACCAGACAAGGCAATTCTAATATTTGACAGGCGCTAAAATTCAGGTAAAACCTCAGCTAAAATTTATTTGCTTAGCTTGTTGTATGAAAGATTCCCTCACACTAAAGACTTCTAAAGTATTATAAAAGGGAATCTATTGATAGACTAATGTGTATTAATAAGTTTACAAAGTTTAAGAAATAATAAGTACATAAAAATCTATTAAGTTGTAGAATAGTAAGTACACATTAGTCATAGGCTCTCTGTATTATATATTGAGGGAATTAGAATTGGTTGTATTTTTCTTCGGCTTACTATTAGAGGAGGGAGGGCAGAAGACCATACCCATACCCACTATAATCTATGTACTGCTTATACATTTTTAGAAGTTTTAGTAGTTAACCAGATCTAACTGGTATATCTGCGCCTATTAAAGACTCCATAGTCTACATATGTGACCTGACCGGCACATAAGTTATTATATAGTTTAGATTAAGCTTTGTCAAGAGGTATCGAAAATAAATTTGACAAACTTTGTATACGACTATATACTTTAATGATACATTTCATAAAGGTAACAACATGGCAGCTCTACCAAGTAATCAAAACACACAAGTAAGAACCCTTACAGATAAGCAAGAGTCTTTCCTAGAACATTTAATAGATACTAAAGGTGATGCAAAGCAAGCTGCGGAACTAGCAGGATACTCTGGACACTATTCACAGATAGTTAAGTCTTTAAAAACAGAGATACTAGAAATAACACAAGAGATTCTAGCAAACTCTGCACCGAAAGCAGCTTTTAAAGTAGTAGAGATTATGGAATCTAACAGACCTGTAGTGCAAGCCAACAATAAATTAGCTGCTGCCACTACTTTACTAGATAGAGTAGGAGTTTCTAAAGTAGATAAGCTAGATGTAACTCATAAAGCAGCAGGAGGCATATTCCTTATGCCCGATAAAGCACCAATGGAAGCAGAGTATACTGAAGTAATCACAGGAGAAGAGTAATATGGACACATTTTTAATAATAGTATTTGTAGCTATCGTAGCTTCAATAGTAATAAAAAGAAAGAAACCTGAACTATGGTCTACCATTATGAGCAAAGTTAAAGTATGGAAATAAGTTTAGTACCAGACGGTTATATAAAAAGAAAAACTTCTACAATTCCTTTTGGCTATACATTAGACAATAATATACAAGGATACTTAAAACCAAACCACGAAGAGATAGATCTTTTAAAAGAAATATCAGAATCTGTTTACGCAAGTGAGATAAGTTTAGGTGTAGGTGTAGATTGGTTAGAGTACAAAACAGGCAAAAGAATGAGTAGAGCAGGCTTAAAAAAGCACGTAGATAAAGTTTATGGTAGAAAAAAATAAAAAATACTTGACAGATTCTGAAGGGAACTATATACTTAAGAAAGATGGTTCACCTAGATTAAAAGCAGGTAGACCTAAAAGTTCAGAACTTTCAGTAGACAAAGCAGCTTTACAAGCTAAAAAGAAACTTAAAAGAAAAGCTGCTAAAGCTAAAAAGCTAACAAGGACGTTGGCTAAAGTTAAAAGAGAACTTAAGCAAGAAGAAAAAGTTCTAACATCTAATGTTATAACAGAAGAAGAAAGTAAAACTCTTCCTGATGCTATACAAGAACATTTAGATAGTACAGGTTCGTACGTTGCGTTTATGCCTAACGATGGACCGCAAACAGATTTTTTAGCTGCACCAGAAAAGGATGTCTTATACGGTGGAGCTGCAGGAGGTGGTAAGAGTTTTGCAATGCTGATAGATCCGTTGCGCTCTTGCCATAACTCTGTACACAGAGCATTGATACTTAGAAGGTCAATGCCTGAGTTAAGAGAATTGATTGATAAGTCAAGAGAGCTTTATCCAAAAGCATTTCCGGGCGCAAAGTTTAGAGAAGTAGAAAAACTCTGGAACTTTCCAAGCGGAGCAAAGATAGAGTTTGGCTTCTTAGAAAAAGATGCAGATGTATATCGTTATCAAGGACAAGCATATTCTTGGATAGGCTTTGACGAAATAACTCACCTTCCAACAGAGTTTGGTTGGAACTACTTAGCATCACGTTTAAGAACTACAGATCCTGACTTACAGACTTATTTAAGATGTACGGCAAATCCGGGAGGCATTGGCGCACATTGGGTAAAGAAAAGATATGTAGAAGCTTTTGAGTATAACAAATCTTTTGTAGGTAAAGATGGTTTAACTAGGAAATTTATTCCTGCTAGACTTCAAGATAATCCTTACTTATCAGAAGACGGTGAATACGAAAGAATGCTTTCTTCTTTACCTGCTGTTCAACGTAAACAATTACTAGAAGGTAATTGGGATATTGCGGAAGGAGCAGCGTTTGCAGAGTTTGAAACAGAAAACCATGTCGTAGCACCTTTTGATATACCATCTTGGTGGGATAGATTTAAAGGAGTTGATTATGGTTATGCTGCAGAAAGTTGTTGTTTGTGGGCTGCTGTTGATCCTGAAGACAAGACCATTATTATATATAGAGAACTATACCAAAAAGGTCTAACAGGTTTAGCATTGGCTTCCAAAATAACAGAAATGGAACAGTACGAAATACGCTCTATATATGGAGTATTAGATACAGCAGCTTGGGCTAGGACAGGTTATTCAGGTCCTACTATTGGTGAAATCCTTACTCAAAAAGGACATAAGCTAAGAAGAGCTGATAAAAATAGAATAGCAGGAAAAGTACAGATACACGAATATCTTAGAAAAAGTGCAAGCACAGGTAGACCTAAATTACAAATATTTAACTCTTGTCAAAATTTAATTAGAGAGCTACAGAGCTTACCTTTATCTAAAACTAATTCTGAAGACGTAGACACTAAAGCTTCGGATCATGCTTATGATGCGTTGCGATACATGTTAATGAGCAGACCTAGATTAGATCATCCTTATGATAGGATGCTAAAGATAAAAACGGATATCTACCAACCTGCTGACTCAACATTTGGATATTAGTACATGGCAGAAAATGAAAATACTTTCTTGTCAGCCAACAACATTTACGAAGATGTTGAAGGTGAAGCAGGTAAGACTTTAAAATTAGAATTAGACCAACGTACTAATTTAGTTGGTATCGTAGAAGATCGTTTTCTTGCTGCAGAAGACGCACGTAGTGTTGACGAACAACGTTGGCTAACAGCCTATGAAAACTATCGTGGTCTTTATAAAAAGAATGTTAAGTTCAGAGAGTCTGAAAAATCTAGAGTCTTTGTAAAAGTTACTAAAACAAAAGTACTAGCAGCCTTTGGTCAGTTAGTTGATGTTATCTTTGGAACTGGTAAGTTTCCTATTGGTATATCAGAAACTAAAATACCTGAAGGTGAAAAAGCTAATGCTTATTTAGATACTCAAAACCCATCACCGAATATAGAAATACCTGATAACATAGGAAATAGACTTGAAGATTCTCCTCAAGAAAATCCATATGATGTAGGTTACGAAGGAGATGGACGCGCTCTTAAAGCAGGAGCTACTTTTGGTAGTGGTTTGTTTGAAGATAGTATAGAAGACCAAGCTGAAGAAAAAGGATTTTTGGTAGAAGGACAAGCTCCAACACCTCAAATGCCTGAAATTTCTCCTGCACAAAGAGCTGCTAGACGCATGGAAAAATTAGTCCATGATCAAATAGAAGAGTCAAATGGCTCATCAGAAATACGTAATGCTTTACTTGAAGCTTCTTTACTCGGTACAGGTATCGTTAAAGGTCCTTTTAATTTCAATAAGAAATTACATAAGTGGGATACAGATAAAGAAGGTAACCGAGCTTACAATCCTTTAGAAGTTAAAGTACCACGTATAGAGTTTGTAAGCTGTTGGGATTTCTATCCTGATCCTGCAGCTACTAATATAGAAGAGTGTGAATACGTTATTCATCGACATAAGATGAATCGTAGTCAGTTAAGACAACTTCGTAACATGCCTTACTTTGACAAAGATGCTATCCGTGAATGTTTACAGATGGGTCCGAACTACGAAGAAAAACATTTTGAAAATGAATTAAAAGATAACAACACTACAGAAGAAGAGTATAACTCTAACTATGAAGTTCTCGAATATTGGGGAATCATGGATGCTGAGTATGCTAGAGAAGTAGGAATAGAACTTGGTGAAGAAGTAGACGATCTAGATGAAGTACAGATCAATGCTTGGGTAACAGGTGGTAAACTGTTAAGAGCAGTTATTAATCCGTTCACACCTTATCGTATTCCTTACAATGCTTTCCCTTACGAAAGAAATCCTTATAACTTCTTTGGTATTGGTGTTGCTGAGAACATGAATGATTCTCAACAGATTATGAACGGACATGCTAGAATGGCTATAGATAACTTAGCTCTAGCAGGTTCTATTGTTTTTGATGTAGATGAGTCTGCTTTAGTTGGTGGACAATCAATGGAAATATATCCCGGAAAAATATTCCGTAGACAGTCTGGAATGCCCGGACAATCTATATATGGTTTAAAGTTTCCTAACACAGCTCAAGAAAATATGATGATGTTTGACAAGTTTAGACAACTTGCAGACGAACAAACTGGAATACCTAGTTACAGTCACGGACAAACAGGTGTTCAAAGTATGACAAGAACAGCTTCTGGTATGTCAATGCTATTAGGTGCTTCTAGTTTAAATATTAAAACAGTCGTTAAAAACCTAGATGATTTCTTATTGAAACCTTTAGGTGAATCATACTTTCAATGGAACATGCAATTCTTAGAAGATTCTATTGATGTTAACGGTGATTTAGAAGTTAAAGCTACTGGTACGAATAGCTTGATGCAGAAAGAAGTTAGAAGTCAAAGACTTACTATGTTCTTACAAACTGCACAAAGTCCTGCTATTGCACCTTTTGTTAAGATTTCTAAACTCGTAAGTGAACTAGCCTACAGCTTAGATTTAGATCCAGATGAAATATTGAATGATCCTGAAGAAGCAGCTATCATGGCACAGATAATAGGAATGCAAAATGCTCAACAAGAAACAAGCCCTGAGACTGAACCCACTGGTCAACAGCCCTCAATGGGAGCCGTTGGAGGAGTACCTCAAGCACCTCAAGACATTGGAGTTACAGGCACTGGCGGTGGCAACATCGGAACTGGAAATATTCCGCAGTCAGGGGAAACTCAATTTTCTGGTACGCTTAGAGAACCTGCCTAGCGTAGTTAGGCAAACACTTAAAGAGAATTAATATGGCAAAAAGAAAACAAAAAGCTATCGGTGGTAAACTAGCAAAAGCTGCTAAAAAAGCTATGTCTAAAAAATCTCTTTTAACCGCTTCTGGTTTAACAAAGAAAGACAATATTAAATTAGATAGATTAAAAAAAGAATTTGTAAAAACCGAAGACGAATTAAATATTTTAGAACGAGAAGCTGTTGATAATAGTCAAATAGATAAAGAAATATTTTTAGACGAACGTCTGCGAGAATTACAAGCTGATATAATTATGTTAGAACAAGGCGTGTCTAGAGAAGAAGCAGAATATATAGTAGCGGAAATGGCTTATGATAAAAATCAAATGCTAATGGCAATGAGAGAACCAAGCCGCTATGAACTAGCACAAATGCGAAAAGATGCTTTACCAGAAAGTGATGGTTTTTTTGTTGAAGATGGTCCAGATCCATCTGGTAGTGAAGGTTTTAGAGCAGAGCAAAGAAAGTATGTAGAAAATAAAGCTAACGCTGCTGCTATAGATGAACAAGAACGTCTAGCAGAAAAAAGTTACTATGACAGAATAGAAGGTGGACCAGACGATGACATACCTTTTTCAAAAGGCGGTAGAGTTATGTATGCCAAAGGCGGTAAAGGTATTGAAGCATTAAGAAAAGAAGCTCCAGAAGTTGTAGCTCGAATGGGCTATGAAGAAGGCGGAGATGTAGACAAACAAATGGTAGGTCTAGGTATTTCCGTATCTCCAATAACTGCAGACATGGAATCAGACGAAGACATGGAAGATGGATATGTAGATTTTATAGTAGGAGAATCTCTTAGTCCAGAAGAAGAAACACAATTAATGAATAAATTAGAAGCTGATCCAGAACTTAGTGTTATGTTTGACAAAGTTCTAGATAAAGCAACAGAATTCGCAGGTTCAGGACCAGTTGAAGGTCCGGGATCTGGAGTCTCCGATTCGATACCTGCAAGGTTATCGGATGGTGAGTTTGTCTTTACAGCAAAAGCTACAGAGCAAATAGGCGCAGACAGATTACAACGTATGATGGAAGATGCCGAAATGCAAGCAGGAGCAGGAAGACAACAAAAGCAAGAAGGTGGTGAAGTAGAAGAAACTAAAGTTGATAGATTTGGAAAGCCTGTTGATAAAGACATAGCTGAAGATGAAATTAAAAAAGGAATGATGTCTACTAACCCACGTTTGCAATAACGATAAAGCCACCTTAGTTTACTAAGCCCTTTATCATAACATAAACCGAAAGGCTACCTTTACAAAAAACAAACCCTGCACTGTCGACATTTGCAGCCACTTTGTTGAGAAAGCCCTGAGTAGGAGTAAGAAATGGCAACACAAGCAAAAAAAGCAAACCCTTATAACGCTAATAAAGATTGGCATAACCAAAAAGATAAGCCGTTTGTATCTGCTGATGGTGCATTCTTTGAAGAACCTCAATCAAAAGTTGAATCTTCGGAAGAACCAAAGCAAAGTAAGAAGGAAACAAAAAGTTCACCTGATTACAAAAAAAGATATGATGATTTAAAATCACATTACGATTCTAAACTTAACGAGTTTAAATCTAGAGAACAAGAACTTTTAGAACAGGCAGCTAAAAATATGCCTGAGTATAAAGCTCCAAAGTCTCCAGAGGAACTAGAAAAGTTTAGAGAACAATATCCAGATGTTTACGAAGTAGTTGAAACTGTAGCACACATGCAAAGTTCTGAAAAGACTAAAACCTTAGAAGAACGATTAGCACGGTTACAAGAACGTGAAACAGAATTAATTGCTAAAGAAGCACATTCTAAATTGACACAGAATCATCCTGATTTTGAAGATATTAGAAATAGTGATGAGTTTCATAGTTGGGCTAAAGCTCAACCTGAATCAATTCAAGATTGGATATATAAAAATTCTAATGATGGTGATCTCGCAAGTCGTGCTTTAGATTTATATAAAAGAGATATGGGTATAGCTAAAACAGCTCGTAAGCCTAAAACTCAAAAGTCCAATAAATCTGCTGCTGATATGGTTTCAACTAAAACAACAGCCGTTGAACCACAGCAAGAAAAAATTTGGACTGAAAGGGAAATAGCTGCAATGTCTATTCAAGATTTTGACAAGTACGAAGAAGAAATCGGAAAAGCAATTCATGAAGGCAGAGTAGTTAAATAAAAACTAACTTTTAATTTGATAAAATAATGGAGAAGTAAAATGGCTTATAACCAATCAGATCAGTTCTTTGAACCAAGTACTGATACTAACGCTAACTTTGCGAACTCCGTCAGTGGTCAAACTAATTCGTTTTTCCTTCCCGCAGTCTACTCTAAAAAGGTTCTTAACTTCTTTAGAAAGGCTTCGGTTGTAGAAGCGATAACAAACACCGACTATGCCGGTGAGATTGCTGCTTTCGGAGATTCCGTAAAGATTATAAAAGAACCTGAAATAACTGTGTACCAGTACGAACGTGGTGCAGACGTTACAGCTACTAAATTAACTGATCAAGAGTTGACTCTTGTAGTTGATACAGCTAACGCATTTAAATTCATAGTTGACGATATTGAAACTTCAATGTCTCACGTGAACTTTAAAGAAGTTGCTAGTTCATCTGCAGCATACGCTCTTCGTGACGCTTATGATGAAGGTGTAATTGCTACTATGTTCGCAGGTGTTTCTGCAGCAAGTCCTAACCATATCCTTGGTTCTGACAACGCTACTGATTTAGCTGCAGGCACATTTGATGGAACTGGTAATCTTGACATCGGTTTTGCTTCAAGTGAACACGATCCTATTGACGTATTGTCACATATGGCTCGTTTGCTTGACGAACAGAACATTCCAGAAGAAGGTCGATGGTTCTTAGCATCACCTGATTTCTACGAAGTTCTTGCGAGTTCATCGTCAAAACTTTTGTCTGTTGATTACAACGCAGGTCAAGGTTCTATTAGAAATGGTCTAGTCTCAAGTGGGAAACTACGTGGATTCGATATGTACAAGTCAAACAACATTGCAAGCACAACTAATGCTGCAGGTAAATGTATTGCCGGTCACATGTCTTCTACAGCTACTGCTCAGACTATAACAAGTACTGAAGTAATCAGAGATCCTGATAGCTTTGGCGACATCGTACGAGGACTCCATGTTTATGGTGGAAAAGTACTACGTCCTGAAGCCTTAGTTTCTGCTTTCTATGGTATTGACTAAATAGATTTGGGAGGTGTAAAAGCCTCCCTTTCTTTTTTTAGAGTACAAATTTTATTTTAAACGCAAACAAGGAGACATAATATGTCAAACCCAGTATT